ACCAACTGGACCAGACATAGGCTGAACGCCTACGATCTCGCTGGAGATAAGCTCAGGAAAGGTACGACGGATCATCGGAACAACGATCTTAGGAAGACGAGCGTCAGCAGGAGAGTAGTGGTCGCCAGATTGTACGAACACCGCATTGACGACCGCATTGACCGCCTGCGTTACCACCGAACGCACTGTTTTGACTTGACTCTTGAACACACCATTGCTCTTGGTTCTCAAGAAGAATAGCGGTATTCAAGCGCTTATTTTCGTCTTTAATTTCCTTAACCGAATCGGAAGAATAGTTAAGAACTGGTGCCCACTTCTCAAGAAGTGCTTCAGCTCTTTGTCTATCTACGAATGCTTGTGTCGGACGAATTTTCATATTGCTTTTTTCCTTTCAAAAAAACTCAGGTCATAAAGACCTCATTGTTCAGGGTGAAAATTTATTTAATCTTTTGTAATTCAGTTAAATAAGGGTTAGTCACTTGCGTAGTAGTAGTTGGTTTTAGGACAGGTGCATCTGCCTTAACTTCTCTCTTACTAAATGCTTGCTCCTTAATAATACTTATTCTCTCTTGTTCCTTTTTTTCAAATAATCTAAGAGTATAATCAAAATTTTCTTCGATAAATTTAGGCGACTTATCACCTAAAACTCTCTTAATATATTCTTTCTTCTTGTCTGAAAGATTAGCTGTTTTGGATTCAAGAAGTAGAGCAGACTTAGTCTTGGAATAATGTTCTTTAAGAAGAGCATTTTCTTTTGCAAGCTCATCTACTTTCTTTGTAAGATTATCAATTTGATTCTTACCGTCGATAACAGCTCCTTGTACTGATTCACTCATAAGAGCAGAATCAATAGCTAAAACTTTGCGGAGGTTACCTAAAACTGTCATAGCTGTTTTGTTTTTAGTAGCTTCAGTAATAGCTTCAACAGGTACAGCTTCGTTTAAAAACTCTTCTAAGTAGTTTGAAATAGACTCAACGAGTGTATTTTTAAAACCATTAGCTTCTTTTGATAAAGCTCTCTCATACATTTTTACAACTTTGGCTAATTTACCGTAGTTGTTTCTGTCGATAGCTTCAACAACTCTTTTAAGCTTTGCTGTATGATCTTTATCAATTGCAGTAATTAACTGTTGTAATTTTGTAGCGTAAAGGTCGTCCTGTTCTGTTAGAGCAGACTCAACAGCGATATTAATCTTCTCTGTTAAAGCTTGTTCAATAGCATGAAGTGAACCTTCTGTAAGGACTTCTTTAGCTTCATCGGTTAATAGTGTTGATACATTCATATATTAAAAGAGTGGTTTGTCGAGCGAAGCAGTAATTCTTGCTTTAAGCTTACTGTCTATTACTTGCTTTAAATATTTATGTGCAAGAGCGTAATTTTTTGTAGAAATTGAGTTAATAAAGTTTTGTATACTAACTGATTCTTGCAATTCTTGCAATTCTTCAGCTGAAGCAGCTTTATTTTTCTTGTTAACTTGTTTAGACATACTATTATTTATATAGAACGTAAGAATTTTATGATATGTTCTCTCAAAAAGTCATCTACACCTTTAACGGGCATTTTACTTATTGATTTAGTAAATCTATCATATACTTCTTCATACTTACCGTTTTCAGAAACAACCCACTGTTTTGATTCTAGAATACCATTAACAAAAGCTTTTGGATATGATGGGTCTGCAACGCAGTCAACAGCAACTAGCTTAAGGTTTCTCACTACGCTATGACCTGTACCTTCTTCTAAAGTACCTAGAGCTCTCGATGACATACCTACTTTAACACCATCATTGATTAAAGATTTAACAATTAACCCACATGGAGTTGAAAGTACTTTTGACTTACCGTAGAATACATTATTATCTTCATATAGTTCTGTAACCATATGACACGCTCTTTCGAGGTCTACATCAGCTGATGTTGGGTGATTAAGTTCTCCCATAGCTCTTCCTGGAATAACCATTTCCTGATTGTATCGCTGTACTTCACGACGAAGCTCATCGATAGGATACTTTCTGTTATTCTTATTAACACCCTCTGCCATCATGTATGGACCTTTAATAAAAAGTGTTGATGGTGAGTTACGATTTGATTCTTCAACTACGTATTCGAATTGATCCTCAAGAGTTGGTTTTTCTACTAATAAGTTAAGCTTAAGTGCCATATCTATATTTATACCCTAAATGAAAAAATCTCTTATTTTAAGTCCTTTTCCGTTAAAATGAGAAATTCTAAACCCTTTTTCTTACAAAACTCTTTAGCAGCTTGCCACTTTGCTTGATTTTTTACAAACATAGTTTGTTCGTATATCAAGTGTGCTTGTTTTCTATATTTTGTTTTTGGTGGAGCTGTCTGTGATGAGGGTTTAATTTCTATTAGATACTTCTTTATAACTTCGCCTTCCTTGATAATAACGAAATTATCTACATAGTACTTATGAACTCTTCCATCTAAAGGTGAAACGTATGGTATAACAACATTCTCACTACCCCATCGAAGTACATTGTCGTTATTATCACAAAAACGCATAAAGCGTAATTCTAATCCAGACCTATAAACAGCTTTACTTCCTATAAATTTATCTTTATTTACAGGCGTAAATATTCCTTGCCTATACTTTGTACTCATCTCAATTCTTTATAATAAATTGTTTCGCCGTGCTCAAACGCGTGCTTAGTATTAGCTTGACGCTTCACTACATACTTACCATAACGTTTTAATTTTGTTAATATGGGTTGTGAAAATTTTGTCTCTGTTAAAAATTCTCGTTCATTTTTATATAGTTTAGCACCGGAGTTTGAAGTAATTTCAAACGGCTTACATCTAGGATCAGTATAATCTTTACCTTTTAATTCATAAACTGTTTTTCCTTTATTCCATGGTCCGTTATATGTTTCGCCAAATATTTCTTTTCCTAATTTACCGCGTCGCGGGTCAGTATAATTAGGGTTTTGTAGACGTTCTTTCATTGTTTTACCTAGTTGTAATAATTTTACTTCTTTATGAGCTTTAAGCTCTGATTCTGTAAATCCACATTCTTTTATACGATTATGTCGATTTAATCCTCTCTGCTGTTCTTTTTCCGTAAAAATTCCTAACTGCTGTCTTGCTATTAGTGTGTTAATCGCTCTTTTTCTCACATCAGGTGTTTGCATCGCTTTAACAGCTTTTAACCTTGATAGCTTCTCCTTCACTGTTAATCCGTCTCTCTTAATACGGTCTTTGTAAGATTGTAATCTCTTTTTACGCACTTCAGGTCTACATAGAGGTTCAGCTGTTGTCTGAGCATCTTCTATTGTTAGATTAGCATATTCTGTAGAATTTACAATATCCCACTCTTTTGATAGTTTAATTCCTTCTAAGGAAACACTATCTCTATCATCAGACTCAAATATTATTTCTGTAGTTATATCCTTACCATGCTTAGATAAGTGAGAAACCCAGTATACACCAGACCCTTTATATGTAAAACAACTTTGAATTGTACCGTAATGAAAACAAAGATACTTTAATTTTGTTTTATTATGTGTTTTTAACATTAAGAAATATTTCTTCTCCATAAACATATTTATGGGTTAGGTGATAAAAAACCGCTATTTTATATACTCTTCAGGCGATGAAAAACATTGGAGGATCTGCATCACCCATACCTGCTGCTGCACCTGTTAGAAGCATTTGCTCTAGTTCTTTTTTCTCAGCAAGACCTTCTTGCAATAGATCGTTATAATTTAAGCTACCTCCGCCTAACAAGCTTACACCACCAAACTTACCACGAACACGTCCGATGGTAATTTTAGTAAGAGCTACAGTATATTCATATACCCACTGCTCTTTAATTAAATCTCTAATAGGTCTTTCTAGATAACAGGAGATCACACCGTAAAACCTACTTGATCCTGGTTGTGGATACATTTGAAGATACTGTGTACGTTCATCAAACTTAAGGTCTCTACGAATTGCTAATAGTTTTTCTCTAGTATCTACCCATTCTTTTAGTGTATACCAAGATACTAAGTCAAAACCATAATTACCCATTGCGTAACTAAAGTATGTTTGTTGTGCTAGAGTTTGCTCTAAGGTAAAGAGAGTGTTAACACCTTGATTTGAACCTTCTTCAAAATCAGTTATAGATATAACCTTTCTATAATCCATTATATCATAATCAAATACATTAGAAAACTCTGTAGCTGTTGTATCTTGTGACTCTAATGATACGCCTTTTTTAATAGATTGTTTAAATACACCACTAAGGCTTGTATTAAAGGTGATTATAGAATCGTAAAGTGATTTATCTACAATTTCAAACTCCTCAAGGCCATCTGTAAATACACTAGATAGTGAAGAAGATGATGAAAATATTGAAGAGCCAACTGAAGACGTACATATATAAACAGTTTGAGGAACTTCAACAGTAAAGTCTGGACCAGTCCATTTAGGTGAGTTTGATACTTTTTGAGTATCAGTAAGACCAGCTTTAGCTAAAGTGAATAGGTGATCAAGTCTTATACCTTTGTTTTTCTCATAGAGGTTAGAATCGAATATAAGATATTCTTTTGTATAGCCAGCAAATTTTGAGAAATACTGAATTGCGATCTGTATGTTATTAAAGAGTTGATCTTGGTGAATTTCTAGTGTAATAAGAGGGTAACCTAATGTTCTCTTAACTCTATCACCCAAATCATTAAATGTCTCTAATCTATTATTAAGATTAGTAGATTGAAAAGCTGACACAGGTAATACATCACATACTAAAGACATACAAATATTTAGTCATTATGCTGCTGGTGCAGGTGTTTCAGGAGGAGCTTCTGTTGGAGCTTCAGTAGGAGCTTCAGCTGGACCGCCACCGAAATCAGGAGGTGCACCACCTCCACCCATTGGAGCTGCTCCACCACCCATAGGAGCTCCACCACCCATAGGAGCTTCGCCACCACCTGAAATATCTTGTGCAATAATTTGCTCTTTCCATGCAGGACCAAGGGTTGAAATTTGTTGTAACTCCCATTGTAACTCTGCATCTTTTCTCAAGAACTCTCTGTTAGCCAGGATATCTTTATCTTTCCATCCAAGATACTTCTTCTGCGCGTAAGTCTTAGATACAAATTCGTTATTTGATATATTATTATAGCTAGTTGCTCTTAGCTCTAGACGCTGATTTTCACGCATCTCATAGAAGTTAGTAGGTACATTGAAAGCAATTTCAAGATTCTCTTCTGTAAGATCAAACTTATCCCATAACTTCTTAAGTGTTAAATGTGTAACAAATCCACGCTTAATACCTGCTGCAAATCTTTGTTGCTGTCTGATAATAAATCTAGCAAATTTAAGCTCTTCACGTAATATCTCAGAACCATCTTTAAATGTATCTTGAGGATCTAATCTTGTTGTTGGTACTTTAAGTGATCTATATAGCTTCTTAATGAAATACATTAAGTCAGAAAGCTCACCTAAATTTTGACCGCCTGCTAATTGTGATACTGATGATCCGTCGGAACCTGCACGCTTTGGAAACCAGAACGCATCAAGCATGGATTGAGGGCTAAACTTCTTAACTACATCAGCTTGGTCTATATCAAATGTCTTTGTAGACCAATAGTTGCTTATTAGCTTTTTAAGATAAGATTCAGCTTTAGGAGCTGACATATTACCTACATCTACGTTAAATACTAAGCGTTCTGGAGCTCTTACGAGTCTGTAAATAACAATAGCATCTTCAATGAGAGACAACTGTCTATATGCACGTCTAGCATTTTCTAAGAACGGTAAAACCATATTCTTAGTTTCATTCATAACACCAGAATTTACATATACAATCTGATGTTCATCTAAAGGAATAAACTCAACACTCTCTTGTTTATCAGGGCGTTGTGGATCAAATATTGGCTTCTTATATACAAAGCCTTTTACTAACATATTCTGAATGTTATTATATACTGGATCAATGAGTTCAGCAGGTAGGTTAATTACACCCAACACACCTTCATCAATATAATCCTTATGAATAATAAGTTCAAAAAATAACTCACCTTCAATTAGCAACTGTCTAAAATATTGCCAACCTCTATTTTTAAAATCAAAATAATTTGCAAACTTACTAAACTCTTCATCGAGTACTTGTTTGTCATCACCTGTTAAATCGAGATTTTTATACTTAATAAACATCTCATTACCAGTTTCATCTGTGTTTATAGCTTCATCACAGATTTCATCTAACGCATCTGCTACATCAGAATAAGCAGCCATGATACGGTAATCACGTAATCTAGCACCCTTATTTTCTTGGATGTTAGCATACATGACTTGACCGAAACTAGTATCTTTATCCATCGATCCAATAGGTACATTGTTGTACTCATTAGACATCGATATAGAGTTCTTTACTAAAGCCTCTGTTCTTCTTAATCCTACATTAGCAAATATTTTATATTTCGGATTAAGTTCATCATTATTAGTATCAATAATGTTTGAGTATGGCAGTTTATTTTTAACATACGCCATAAGACTTCTACCAAAGGTAGATGCTCTACCGTCATTTGTTACATAGTTAGAATTTCGATTTGGAGAAGTGTCTGCCATCTTTAGTAAATATATTTAATCAAGTTTTTGTAAAAGTAAAGCTATTTATATCATAACTATTAGCCCACCCAACTGGGTTACTAACCACTATATTAAATGAGCCGCTACCGCTAAGGTGACTTAAATCAAGTGTGATTATACTGTCACTTAATACCTTGTATTGCGATGCACTTAATGCATACCCGCTTACTTGGCCAGTATATTTAGACGATATGGTTGAAAATGTTGTAGTTAATGGAATATTAGAAGATGAACTGAGAAGTATTGTTTCTGTTCTGCTTAAATTTGTTCCATATAGAACATAAGAGTTATAACTACTTATCGTCTTATTAAGGGTAAAGTCTGAGTTAATTTCTACTAACCCTCCTGATGTATTATAGAACGCGTTTGTAAGCGTAGGTATAGCAGACAAACTAACAGTTTCTACTATGTCAGATTCTTCAAATAAACTCTGATAATTTGTATCAGTTATTAGTATATCGCCTCTTGTAGCGATAAAGTTATTATCTATAAAGTAAATTTGTTTAGACATTTCATTGGTGTTTCTAAACAACCACCCCTTTATAGTAAAGGATGTATCAGCAGATACTCTATATTTTTCAGAAGAAGCTATATCTGTTGGCTCGGTAATAGATATATTACCTGACCACAAAACTTCAGATCTTATTTCAACTACTTGTGAATTTACTTTAGTAGGCTCTTTCCAGGAAATTATAATATAAGGATTATTGTACGGAACAAAATTAGAAAGAATCTGATCCATATCTTGTAAGTATCTCGCAATTATAGATACATTTACTTCAATATTAACAGGTACAGGCATTAAGAGTGTTGTCTTGCCGTAATCACCTGTCTTGTTATATAGACTGTCGAGCTTGTTAAAGACACGAGTTGTGTCTCTACTAATACCAGTTAAATTAACAGCTACAACAGGTAGAGTTAGGTTTTGAGCTTTATTGACAATGTCATACATCACTCTTTGTTTAGGTGCAAGAACATATCTTACACTTATCTCTTCCTTTGCAACTCTATTCTTATCATATCGCTTAATAACTATATCGTCAAACGCAGCAACAAACTGTGTAAGCAGGTCTTTTATTTCAAACGAATATGTATAATCTTTCATATACATATATATTTAGTCATTGTAGCTGTTATGTAGATCTACATAAATCTATCTAAGAAGTATTTTGGAATCTTATGCTTATTCTTAATAATAGCTTCAATAATTGCAGCGTCTAGAATATACGTAGTACAATAATCTTCACGAGATCTAACTCCACGACCACAAGATTGAATCAATGCACTCAACATCTTATTAATGTACCAGTTAGAATCAACCTTCATCATTTTTTCGACTCGCTTATCTGTAGTAGGTAGATACGGAGCTTTAATAATAATTTGAAAACGCGCTAGATCACCTTTCAAGTCAACACCATGCGACATAGAAGGAGATGCAAGCACGGTAGGTAATTCACTTGATTGATGCATTTCAAGAATATTTTCATTACTAACTCCAGGCTCGCGATACAAAACACGCTTATCCTTTAAGTTATCCTTCAAGTACTTAGTAATAGCATTTGTTTGTGTATGAATAATGCCCTTATCATCTTTATGATGACTGCAAATTTCTTTTATTTGTTTAGCAATTTTAGGTAAGTTATTCTGTAAATTAGCGTAATTAAGTTTTATCTTTGTATTAGCATAGATTGGAGCTTTACTAGCATCAAAGGTAGAATCTGCTTCAAGGTATTTAAACTTTGTAATACCAAGCGTCTTACAGAAATTAGCAGGATCAATAATGGTTGCAGACATCAAAACAATTTTATCTGCATAATCAAAAATACGACTAGCAAGCTTATCTACTTTCAAAGGCGTGAAGTTTACACCTGTTTGTAAACGCTCGATAATATATTCGCTATCATACCATGTATCCATCAAAGTTTTTACCTTGGATTGAATATTCAATAAGATACTTAGTTCTGCCTTGCGATCATTTAAGAGAGGATTTGTTTCTACCGTCTTAGTCACAATATCTTTCAAATCTTCAATACGCTCTTCAATATCTGATAATAGCGTACTAAGCCATCTACCTACTTTACCGTAGTCAGTATCACTCGGCAACGGTCTAATAATTACTTCAGATTTCTTCAACAGTTCGAAATTAAGCTGACATGAAAATTCTTTTACAATTTGATCTTCAAGTTCTGAAGCTTCATCACAAATCATGTATTGCTTATGCTTAACATGCGACGGCAGCGCAAAGAACATATTATAATTAAGTGTTGCAAAATTAGATACGATCGCTTTATTTCTGGCTTCGTAGTATGGACATGATTTTTTAGCCCAGCAACTCTCTTTTAGAGATTTAATTAGTAGACAAGGAGCAGTATCTGCAGAATAATTCTCATCATAAGAGCATTGATAGTTAGATGTACCTATCAATACATCAGTATCCGTAAACAGAGTTTTATACTGATCTTGCAATGCTTTTGTAATTGTTAACGCACAAGCCCCAAATGGTGTATATTAATCTACAATATCTTCGTATTAATAACACCCTGTTTGGGTTCTCTTAACGCTCCTATAATTATCTACAATATTA